TTGATGAGGTTCGTGTCGCGCTTGGTAACTTGTCACAAAACGGAAAGCAGGCCGAAGTCAAAAAGCTCATTGCTTCGTTCGGCGTCGAGAAACTGTCAGCCATTGACTCTACTTTGTTTGGCGAGTTGCTCGCCAAAGCGGAGGCACTATGACCGAACAGAACCACGCAGAGCGTGCACATGCGAAGTTGTCCGCAAGCGGATCTAAGCGCTGGCTGACTTGTACGCCAAGCGCACAGCTTGAACTTCAGTTTCCCGACAGCACATCAAGCTTCGCCCAAGAAGGCACATGGGCGCACGAATATGCAGAACTACTGCTCACCGATTTCATATTCAAAATGGACCTCAAACTGTTTACGCGCAGACTCGACACGGTGATGGCCGAGACGTTCGCAACCGCAGAGAACTACGAAGCAGTTGAGAGTTACGTGTCATTTGTGCAAGGCCGAATCAAACAAGCAAGAGCAAAGGACGCCGCTTCGGTGGTCATGTTAGAACAACGTGTGGACTTCTCGGAATGGGTGCCGGAAGGATTTGGCACAGGCGATGTGGTCATCGTCTCGAACGGAACGCTTGAGATTATCGACTTGAAATTCGGAAAAGGCGTACAAGTGGAAGCGCAGGACAATTCACAACTGAGACTGTACGCGCTCGGCGCTTGGAACGAGTTTGAAATGCTCTACGATATCGAGACCGTCCGCATGACGATCATGCAGCCGAGGCTCAACCACATCAGCACCGACGAGATGAATCTCACCGATTTGGTCGAATGGGCAGACGATTACGTCAAGCCGAGAGCAGACATGGCGGCGAACGGCGAAGGTGAGTTTCTGCCCGGCGAGCACTGTCGGTTCTGCAAAGCACGGTTTACGTGCAGAGCGAGAGCCAAAGAAGCCATTGAAGCCGATTTCAAAGAACCAGAGCTACTCACCGACGCAGAGATTGCGGAACTGTTATTGAAGGTTGATGAAATCGAGAAGTGGGCGAAAGACATCCAAGAGTACGCCCGCACAAAGGCCGAGCAAGGCACCAAATTCAGTGGCTGGAAGCTTGTCGAAGGGCGTAGCGTCCGTAAGTATTCAAACCCCGAGCAAGTCGCATTTAGACTATTTGCAGAAGGGTACGGAGAACAGGACATCTACGAGAAGGAACTGAAAGGTATCACTGCGATGGAGAAGGCCATCGGCAAGAAACGCTTTAATGAATTGGTGGCTGACCTGATAAGCAAACCACCGGGGAAGCCCTCGCTTGTTAAGGAATCAGATAAGCGCCAAGAACTCAATACACTCGAACTCGCAAAAGCAGATTTTGAATAGGGCGGTGTCATGTGGACAAATTGACTCGAAATTTTAACTGCCCTGTTACGGAAGAGCAATATCAGAAAATGCAGGATATTGCGATTCTTGAAACAGAAAAAAACCCATATGGCAAAGTGACAACTGCAAACCTTTTGAGAAGACTAATCAACGATTTCATCAAAAATTATGATTTTAAGGAGACTAAATAACATGGCAGATACAAAAATCACTACTGGTAAGGTTCGCCTCAGCTACGCGAACATTTGGAAACCGAAAGCAATGGCCGAGGGCCAAGAAGCAAAGTACAGCGTATCCCTTCTTATTCCGAAAAGCGACACGAAAACGGTAAACGCAATCAAAGCAGCCATTAAAGCGGCGACTGAAGAAGCGCAGCACACCAAATTCGGTGGCAAAATTCCTTCTAACCTAAAAACACCTCTTCGCGACGGTGACGACGAGCGCAGTGACGATTCGAACTACGCAGGCCACTACTTCATGAACTGTTCATCAAAGTCTAAGCCAATCATTGTAGACCGAAGAAGAGAGCAAATCACGAGCGAGGACGAAGTATATAGCGGTTGCTTTGCACATGTATCCGTTAACTTCTACGCATACAACACAAGCGGGAACAGAGGCGTAGCGTGCGGACTTGGCAACATTCAGAAGGTGGCAGACGGCGATCCACTATCTGGCGGTAAAGGCAACATCGAATCTGAGTTCAAAGTCCTTGACGAAGATGACGATTTCCTCGGGTAAGCAAACCCTTAGCATTGACATCGAGACGTATTCAAGCATAGACCTCCGTAAATCGGGGGTTTATCGCTATACGGAGTCGCCGGACTTCAAAGTCTTGATGATTGCGTTCGCTTATGGCGCAGGTGATGTGCAGATTGTAGATGACGCCCCGTTTGATTTAATCAATGCGCTAACCAATCCCGCAATTATTAAAACCGCTTACAATGCCAATTTTGAGAGAGTCTGCTTATCGAAAATGCTCGGCGTAGAACTACCGCCTGAGCAGTGGCGATGCACGATGGTGCACGCTTTAGAACTTGGTCTGCCTGGTTCACTAAGCGAAGTAGCCAAGGCACTGGGCGTTGATGAACAGAAGGACGCGCAAGGGAAACGTTTGATTAAGAAATTCTGCATGCCGAATCGGTTCGGTCAGCAGACACTGCCGACAGATGACCTTGTCGACACTGACTGGCAATCGTTCAAAGACTACTGCATGCAGGACGTTCGCACGGAAATGGCTGTGCGTAAGAAGCTGGAGATGTTCCCGCTGCACCATGACGAGTGGACGCTATGGAGCATCGACCAGCGCATCAATGACCGAGGGATTGAGATAGATCCCGTACTGGTGGCGAACGCAGTCAACATGAACGACATCTTCACCGACAAGCTCGAAGTCGAAGCGATTAAGCTGACGGGACTATCCAATCCGAACTCCCTGCAACAACTGAAGGAATGGTTCAAAAAGGCCGAGGGACTCGAGATTGTGGACTTAAAGAAGCAGACCATACCTGAACTACTTGACGATGTGCAGTCGGACACTGCAAGGCGTGTACTCGAGATAAGGCAAGAACTAAGCAAGACATCGGTTAAGAAGTACCACGCCATGTGGGAAGGCAAGTGCAAAGACAATCGTCTGCGTGGTCTGCTTCAGTTTTACGGTGCAGGGCGCACAGGCAGATGGGCAGGCAGGCTTGTCCAAGTACAAAACTTGCCCGGGAATAAGCTGTGCGACATTTACAATGCACGGGCAATGGTTCGGGGCGGTGAGTATGAAATGGTTGAGATGTTATACGACTCCGTACCGAACGTGCTGAGTCAGCTCATTCGCACTGCATTCGTACCTAAGAAGGGGCATCGGTTCATCGTTGCAGACTTCTCGGCCATTGAAGCCCGCGTCATTGCTTGGCTGGCAGGCGAACAGTGGCGGTTAGACGTTTTTGAAACGCATGGCAAAATCTATGAAGCATCGGCAGCGCAAATGTTTAACGTGCCACTGGAGAGCATAGGCAAGGGCTCACCGCTTAGGCAGAAGGGTAAAGTCGCAGAGCTTGCGCTTGGTTACCAGGGCGGGCCAAATGCGCTTATCCAAATGGGCGCACTGAACATGGGACTTACCGAGGATGAACTGCCCGACATCGTGAAGGCTTGGCGCAATGCGAATCCTGCGATTGTTCAGCTGTGGAAAAACGTTGAAGATTCGTTTCAAGATGAATTAAAAGGTAAAGGTTATGGTGTTTCTGGGCCTTGGTCTATTGCCTCATGTGAAGCACAATCAAGAATTGGTTTTGAAAAAATAAAAAATGTCTTATTTATTACTTTGCCATCTGGCAGACGCCTCGCATATGTCAAACCAGAACTCATGCCTCACAAAAGGTTTGAAGGAAAAGAAGAAATTACGTACATGGGCGTAGATCAGACTTCGCGTAAATGGTCAAGGTTAGGCACATATGGCGGGAAGCTCGTCGAGAACGTGGTACAAGCCATCGCTCGTGATTGTTTGGCAGAGAGCCTTGTCAGATTGGAGAATGCAGGATATAAAACCGTCATGCACGTTCATGACGAGGTTGTCTTAGAAGTGCCGAGCGGGTGGAGCAGTGCCGAGCAGGTGGCCGAGATTATGGGCAGGGACATACAGTGGGCACCGGGCTTGCCACTACGAGCTGATGCATTTGAGACGGACTATTACAGGAAAGATTAGGTCAAAAACAGGTCAAAAACAGGTCAAGGATTAAGGGGTGATTCTAATGTCTAAATATACATATCTTCCGGCTGTTGATTTGTATATTTGTTATCAAGATAGAGATGAAATGAATGATGAAAACATCTCTGGTTTTGTTTGGAAAAGGGTTCATTACATTAGGATAGATAAAACAGGAACTGAAGATTATGGAGTCTTTAAGCAAATAAGCTATGGAGAAGATTCTTACGAAATTGGACATTTCAGTTTGGAGTGGATTGAAAAATATCGTGTTGAAAATATGGATGATGAAAACCCATATGAAAACTTGAACGAAAAAGATTAAAGGAGGGACAAAATGACCATTCAAGCAATTCAAACGAAGTACAAAGGCTACCGTTTCCGTAGCCGCTTAGAAGCAAGATGGGCGGTGTTTTTTGATTCAATAGGATGGCCTTGGGAGTATGAGCTGGAAGGATTTAAATTATCAGATGGCACACATTATCTGCCTGATTTTTATTTACCTGAATTAAAACTGTGGGTGGAAATCAAAGGTGCACATCATAGCGGAGAAGTTAACAACACATTAAGAAAATTTTGTGAAGAAAGTGGTTATGCAATTTTATTGCTTGTAGGTGTGCCTGGCAACACCTTAAATGATCCTCCAGAATGGCCTCAAGGGATGTTATTTGCACATGTAAAAGGAATAAATGAAAAACCTAAGTTTCACACAATGTCTTGCGGATTTGATTCTTATATTACAGATCCTTCCGAATTCTTTTGCATTCGTATATTTTGTCCTAAATATCGAAACACAAACACAGATTTAATTACTGATTTACAAAACGAATTTATACCCTTCCATAAATATTCTTTTTATTTCACAGGTGACATATTCTCGTCATGGCTTCAAAAACCTAATGCTCAAATAATACCTCATTTTGTTAAAGCAACATTTGCGAGATTTGAGCATGGGGAGTGACTCAACTTTGACGCTGCCGAACAAGAAACTTCAGTATGACATCACTTTTGACATCGCCACGGCAATGAGTCGCGATACGAAGTTGTGGACCAACAAAAAAGCAAAAGTATCTCAAGTGGTAAAACGAATTTACGAACCAGTAGTCAGTGAATTCACTATTGAAGAATATTTGTCATTTGCACCTGATAAACAAGCGGACATTAAAGACAATGGTGGTTATGTCGGTGGACTACTGAGGGATGGTCGAAGAAGAAAAAATGATGTCGTGCACAGGCAAGTCATAGCGCTCGACGCAGACTTTGTCAAAGACATCAAAGCGTTAATCAACTCACTGGAACTGATGGGCTTCTGTTGTTTGTACTATACAACGCACAAGCACACGCCCGAGAACCCAAGGCTTCGCATTTTGATTTTTCTTGAGTATGCGGTCGGTCCCGAAGAATACGAAGCCATCATCCGATTGATTGCACATGATTTTGGTATTGAGCAGTTTGACCATACCACGTTCCAGCCAGAGCGGTTTATGTACTGGCCAAGCAAATCAAAGAACGGTGAATATCTTAGTGACCATTTTGACTGCCCACCACTTAACCCGCAAATTTATTTGAATCGGTACGACGATTGGACGGACCGAACAAAATGGCCACAGCTTGCAAATGAAAATCAAATCCTTCGAGAACGCGGTCAAAAGAAAGGCAACCCGATGGACAAAGAAGGTGTCATCGGTATTTTCAATAAGACGTATGACATCCCAGACGCGATTGATAAGTTTCTGTCAGACGTATATGAGCAAGTGACGGAGAATCGTTACACGTACATTGGCGGTACAACGTCTGGTGGACTGATTCTCAATGCACACGATGATAAGGGTGGCCCGCTTGTTCATGCGTACAGTTATCACAGCACCGATCCAATCAGTGACGGTCACGCACACAGCGCGTTTGATTTGGTCAGAGCGCACTTGTTTCGGGACTTGGACAAAGAAGCCAAGCCCGACACACCCGTCAACCGATTGCCATCGTTTCAAGCCATGATGTCACTTGCGACAAACGATGATGAAGTGAAAGTCATTATGGCCAAAGAGCAATTTAATATTATACCCGACGAAGAAAACCCTGAAAAGACCGACTGGGTGAAACAACTTGAGTATGATAAGCGGGGCATGTTGCGAGATACTTTCAAAAATTATCTCACCATTCTGCAAAACAAGGATGATTTGAAAGACCGATTGGCCACAGATGATTTCGCTCATAGGTACGTTGTGCTGGATGACTTGCCTTGGCGGTCGGTTGGACAAGACCGATTTTGGAAGAACTCGGATGACTCCGAACTGCGCGGACATATCGAAACGGAGTACAAAGTCATTAGCCGAAACAAAACATCCGACGCACTCGACGCAGTATTTGCACGCAACCGATTCCATCCAGTGCGTGAATATCTGAACAGTTTGGAATGGGACGGCACACCAAGAGCGGACAAGCTCTTAATTGATTACCTCGGCGCCGAGGACACACCTTTCAACCGAGCCATATCACGTAAGACGCTGTGCGCGGCTACTGCACGAATCATGCAACCTGGTATCAAGTTTGATTACATGCTTGTGCTTATCGGTTCGCAGGGCATTGGTAAAAGCTCACTATTTAGCAGGCTGGCAGGCAAGTGGTTCTCTGACTCACTGACCACTGTTCAGAACAAAGAAGCCTATGAGCAACTACAAGGCGTGTGGGTGATTGAGATGGGCGAACTTGCGGCGACACGTAAAGCAGACGTGGAGAGCTTAAAGCATTTCCTAAGTAAGCAGACCGATTCGTTTCGCGTGGCCTACGGAAAGCATGTCAGTGATTTTCCAAGGCAGTGCATATTTGTCGGGACAACGAATGACCGGGAGTTCCTGAAAGACCGAACAGGCAACAGACGCTTTTGGCCTGTGCCTGTTAGCGGAGTAGGAGCCAAGAGCATCTGGAGTGATTTGACGGATGATGAAATCGGGCAAATTTGGGCAGAGGCGCTTCACCTATGGAAGAGGGGCGAGACGCTTTACTTGAGCCGAGAGCTTGAAGAACAAGCGCGAAAGGTGCAAGAAGAGCATACGGAAGAGTCACCACTGTATGGGATGATTTCTGAATTTTTGGAACGTAAGATATCCGATGATTGGGACAGTTTGGATGTGTACCAAAGACGTGATTACCTGCGAGAGAAAATAGAAGGAACGATTGTCCGTGACCGAGTGTGCAGCATGGAGATTTGGACGGAACTGATGGGAAATGATTCACGTAGGTTTCCACCTTTTGATCGACGAGAAATCAACGAAATCATGAGAAGAATTCCCGGATGGGCACCGTCAAATGTAATGAGATTTGGTTCAATTTACGGAAGGCAAAGAGGTTTCATACGTGTGAAAAGTGTCAACAGACATCGTTGACAGTCTGTTGACACTGTGAACAGAACGCAGTATTCGTGTCAACAATGTCAACAACGTGTCAACAATATTTTGCACACTTTGTTGACGCCTTAAACCTATATGGAATAAGGCTTCAAGGCACTTTGTCAACAATGTCAACAAAAAAACTGTGTTTAATAATAAATAGTTAATTAGGCAGGAATAGCAATATATACAACCTGCCTAATCCTGCCTAACACGCGTATATATAAAGTTAGCGCATTTTTCTGTTGCCTTTGTTGACACCTACAAAAAGCGAGGTGAGACACATCGAATTTAGACCGCATGAATATCAACGGTACGCCATCGAACGCATTACCGAACAAAGGCAAGTCGCGCTGTTCTTAGAGCCTGGACTTGGCAAGACCGTCATCACGCTCACCGCGATTGATGAGCTCATGTATAACCGGTTCGAGATCCGCAAGGTACTCGTCGTCGCACCGCTGCGCGTCGCTGAAGATACGTGGAGTCGTGAGTGCGAGAAATGGAGTCACTTGCGACATCTTAGGATAAGCAAAGTTTTAGGAAGTGTAAGAAAACGCATGGCAAGTTTAAGCGAGCCAGCAGACATCTACATCATCAACAGAGAGAACGTCGAATGGCTGGTGAAGAACGTGCACTTTGATTTTGACTGCCTCGTGATTGACGAGCTGTCCGGTTTCAAGTCGCACACGTCTAAGCGCTTCAAAGCACTTCAAAGTGTCCGCCAATTAGTGAAAGTGTGTATCGGTTTAACAGGAACGCCGACGCCAAACGGACTCGTTGATTTGTGGAGTCAGATGTTCCTCATTGACCAGGGCGAGAGCTTAAAGCGTTCGTTCAACGAGTACCTCACGACGTACTTCAAAGCAGGGCGCACCATGAACCGAAACGGTAAGGACATCGTTCTGGAGTGGAAGCCAAAGTCAAAAGACCACCAACATATTATTTTTACGCAAATCGGACGCTATTCGGTAAGCATGAAGGCGCAGGATTGGCTCAAGTTACCAAAGCGAATGGACAACATCGTGCAAGTGAAATTGGACAAGCCATCGCGTGAACTGTACGAGATGATGGAACGTGAGATGGCGTTTCGCATTGGCGACGCCGAGATCAGTGTCGCGGAGTCGGTGCAGATGTCAAACAAACTGTTGCAAATGACAAACGGTGCCGTATACGACACGAACCGAAACGCACCGGAAATTCACACCACGAAACTTGACGCACTGGAAGAACTTATCGAAGCGGCCAACGGTCAAAATGTACTTGTGTTCTATTCCTACCAGCACGACTGGATACGAATGCAAAAGCGCTTCGGTCAGTTAGGAGTTAGGAAACTTGAGACGAGCGCAGACATTGCCGATTGGAACGCAGGAAAGGTGAGGGTGATGTGCTGCCACCCTGCAAGCGCAGGGCACGGTCTGAACTTGCAGGCGGGCGGGAGTATCATTGCATGGTTCGGCCTTCCCTGGTCACTTGAACTGTATGAGCAGGCCAATGCGAGGCTTCACAGACAAGGGCAGGAACGCCCCGTGATTGTGCACCACATTATCGCAGAAGGCACGATTGATGAGACCGTGCTATATGCACTAAAGAACAAAGCAAATGTGCAGAACGCACTGATGGATGCAGTGAAAGCAAAATTGAAGGGAGTAGCGATATGACAAACAATAACGAAAACACAGAGCAAATTCTAAATCCAAGACTGACACGTGAAAAGTACATCGAGCTTCGCCAAAAAGGCAGGACAAAAAAACAGATATGTGAACAGTGGAGCCTTAAACAAATCACAAGTCTTGGCAAATGGGGCTTACGCGATTGGGAGCCAGGAATGGAAGTGCCGGAGAAGCCAAGCGCCAAACCGAATAAAGACACGAATAAGGACACTGTCCTTATTGAAAACCAATTGCCTGATGTCAGTAATATGGTCGAGCATCCACCACATTACACAGCAGGTGGTATCGAGTGCATTGATGCCATCATGGCAGCCGTCGAGGGACTGACGCCTCAAGAGGCCGTCTGTGTGGCCAACGTCATCAAATACACTTGGCGCTTCAAGCGTAAGAACGGAAAGCAGGATTTGAAGAAAGCAGAGTGGTATCTCGGCAGGCTGCACGACTTGCAGGTGGACTGATGGTGAGAATACTGAAAGTCAAAAAAGACGTGCCGACGGTCATTGAGTTTGAAGGCAGGCGCTACGTGCTCGATATGAAGTCACCTACTAAAGAGGTGCGTAATGAAAAAAACAAGCAATGAGTACGTGACCATTCATTTACCGCTACTACACATCGACACGACAGAGAATTTGCAGTACGACAAAGTGGTCGAAGAGTATAACGAACTGCGCAAGGAACTGTTCGACAACGCACCACCAGAGCGAATGCTTCACGAACTGCAAGACATTATACAGGCCTACATCACATTGTTATGCGTGAAGCTCAAACCGTTCTGCGTGGACGAGCGAGAAGTATCAGAGAAGGTGTCCGATTTACTTGAGCAGGCCAATCAAGACCATCGTAAGAAAATCGAACGCTACAAAGCGGAACGGGGTTGGATTTAATGATATTTCTAATCGTGCCAGGTGAGCCGGTCGCACAGGGCCGAGCGCGTATCACGACAATAGGCAGACACCCAAGAGTTTTCGATCCGAAAAAGTCAGCAGAGTACAAATCGTATGTCAGGCACCTTGCAAACAAGATTAAAGGCAGACCACTTGAA